GCGGATGATAAGGGAATTAACCGTAACTACCCGCCACACCTTATAAAATAAGGTTTACAGGCAAGTGAAGAATTTTCTTCCCCTACATCTTCCCCTATCTTACGGCGGTTAACCGGGGACTGCCTGACTCCACAAACAAAAAATCCCCCTCACATCACTCTAGGATAGAGCAATATGAGGGGGGGTACACGAACTATTAGAAAAATTCCAACAGTTCAATAATCTCACTTACCTTTTGGTCGCGTCCACGATACGCTGTGTAGCTTCCTCGACACTCTCCGCAACTTCCTTACCCATAGCTGTCAAGAAATCGTTATGGCGTTGCCAAGCCTGCGAAATCAGCATATTGTAAATGTCGAAATTCACTTTGCCATGCGTTGTCAATCCCTGAGCATAACCAAGCGCTTCAATATCAGTGAGAGCACGTGCTCCTGTCACCTCACCAAGCAAAGCATACGCAGTAGAACCCCAAGGTGTCGTAGTCTCGACCATGAACATGTTATTATCCTTCCAATTATTTGTATCTGCCGAGGCAGCATTAGTTGATATTGTTGAGGTACTATCCTGTACCAGGTTTACGAAGTCTTGCCACGTGTAATTAAAACGCGCAAAATAAGGCAATGGGTCGGTATGATCTGAGCCTCCCCAACGCTGAGATGCGTCATTATGCGTGATGAGCCTGTCTGTGCTCCACCCATGAGCTGTTAAGCGTTCACGTACCACTTGCGCGGCAATCCGAATACCTTTCACGAAATCGTCTGCGTTGGTGGCTTCGCAAATCTCCAAACCCTCCACATAACCATTACCGTTACCCACCTGGTAGCAGAGACGATCGTAAGGTACGGTGTGGTAGGCTTCCGTCCAGTCGGATACGAGGTGTACGGCATACTCATAGTCGCGGCTCCACAGGCTTACATGGTTAGCCGCTGTCGCACCTGGGTTAGCAGTGGAATGGACACAAAAAAAGGAGGCTGATAAGCCTCCATGCCCATTATTAACAATTCTCTCCTGGATAATACTCATACACTATTCTTCCTCTCCTGTAGTTACGTTTGCCACATGCTTACCCTCACGAGTGATAGATGGTACAACACTTGCGGGGGTTAACGTGTCGGTCGCACCCATGCTCGCAATACTGGTAAGCACACTAATCAGGGCTGCCATAGCAGTAACTGACAACACGTTTACCCAATCCACCGTAAGCAAGCCCACAGCCCCCGTACCGAGCACACCGATAGCAGCCTGTGCTGCCGTCTTAATAGCACGTTCGATAGTGTCATACATAAACTCGCGTGTGAAATGATTCTTCATAACTTTTCTCCTAAACTATTCTTTGGTTGATAATGCTTGCATATACGCGTTGAGCGTGCCTTTATCCTTTGTCCACGCTCAACCCCTCCCTCTCTGCTGTCCGTTCGATAGCAGTCCTAATCTCATCAGGAAGTTTCGGTTTCGGATGTTCGTCCATCCATGATTCATCAAGTACGCCACATAAGCCGCCAAGCCAATGACCGATAGCACGCACGTAAGCGGTTTTTACGTTGTCGCTTTGCTCTAACTCATAAAGCTTAGATTCTACGTGTCTGCGCTGGCGTTGTTCAGCTGATACTAAATGGCTCAACTCGCCCACATGTTTGTCCGTTTCTGCGAGCTGTTTACGCAGCTCACCTTCTAACTCTGCTTGTATTTTTTCGGCAGACGCAGCATTGTTCGCTTGTGTGGCTCGCGCAGTACTGTAGGCGACCGCGAATGAGACAATTCCGGTAATCAATGCGACGATGATATTGTCGAGCGCAATAGGTGCTAAGGGAAACACCATATAATACACCTCCTAAAATTTTTATATGGGACAGTCTGGGACACTTTGGGACGAATGGGACAAAACACGGATAAAAACTTGGACAAATGGGATAAATTCTTAGACACAAGAAGCGTAACCTCGATTATCGGGTGAGTAATGCTATGCCGGTACACGTGAAGGTTATAGCAGTTCCATACCTTGGTGAGGTTATCACGCTCACGCGCGTAGGCAATATGGTTTTAGCGAACGGTAATATGAAATTTACGCAGAGCGGGCAGCAGAATTATTCCACAGCTAATGAGACTATTCCTGCAGGATATAGTCCTACAAACGTGAATACGCCGATTGTTTGCGGTAGCGTGAACTTTAGCTTGCTTGTATACGCGGTTTAGCTCGGCATAAGATCATGCGTAATCCACGATGCGCCGATATGTACCCACCCGTAAGCATTTCCAAGTAAAGTTATCGTTCCGTCAGGTTTGATAAGCATATCCATTTTTTGATTGCCACCCCACGAGACAGCGGTAGTGGCGGTTGGACAATAACCAGTTGGGATAGTCTCATTCACTGTGACATTACCCGCATTTTGAACGTTATCGCACGTACCTTGCCCGCCCAAGGTTACAATATTACCTTCGCGAGTAAGCGTATACGCGCCGCCAGTCTGATACGGCAAACGCACAGTAGTACTTTTCGTTGCCTGTAGGCTAGTTACCTGAGATTCCACATTACGTAAATTAGACGTTAGAATATCATTCACGCTGGTTATCCGATTATCCACGTTTGTTACACGGTTACCTGTTGATGTAATCTGCGACTGCAAGCCTGTAACATTTTCCTGCAATTTAATCGTATTCTTCGTTAACAGATAAGAATTATGCACCTGGCTAATATCTGTGGATACGCTTGGCGTCAATCCGTTCAAGACGACTTTCGCGTAAGCGAAGCGAGAATCGGTCGTCTGCTCATCCGACCAAGCAGGAGATGTTATAGACGGCACAGTAGGATTACCCGTAGTTGCGGTACCTTTAACAACTTCTAACGTAACCTTTTCTATACCTTGAGCATCCTGCGTGTAGTGGAAGACAATCAAGTCGATACGCTTATAGCCAGACTGTCCCGACTCGATAGTGACTTCCATCTCCGTATCAATACGCACATGACGACCGTGAATAAGCCAGTTGCCTGAAGGAATAATAATAGTATTCGCGTTCTTAACGCGCGGCTGCTTCCACTCATTAGCCTTATCAACCAGCTGATAAATATCCGCGCCAAAAACTCCAATATTAAAATTGGCGGCATCTAACGCAGATACATGCTTCGCATCCGCATGACCTGTAATAAGCTCAATAACCATAATCTACTCCTCCCCTGCTATGGTAGGCTGATTAGTCTGCTCATACTGCTTGACGCGCTCCGCCGCCGCTTTATTCGCTTCCGTCGGCTTCTTCAACGAATACTTCGCCAGATACTGGTCGAACCCATAATCACGCTTATATTGGTCTTCGTTGAACTGCTTCGCACACTTTGTATCAAGCACAAGTAAAGTAGGCTCACTTGACCCCATACGTAAATACAGTGTCGTCGTAAAATCCGATACCCCTGTATCTCCATCTTTCAAATATTTTTGAGTCCCGCACCTATCACACGTGTATAAGGTGTATCCTTTGTCTTTCGCCATAATATTCTCCTTAATAATTAGATGTCACTCGCCGCTTATCAGATAATGTGTAACTATAGGAAAGCACACCGTTGTCGAGTTGCGTGATTTTCTTGGAAACAGCAGCTTCCACCGTAACGTGAGCCGACAAAGACTCAGCAACAACCCTGTCACCCACACCCAACTCTCTACTAGAATCACCGAGAGAAATTTTCGCAACAGTCAATTCTTGATATTCTTGAAGCTTTTTCACACACTCAGATTTCAACTTCTCAACGTCTTCTTCACTACTCAACTCATGCACAGCAGTAAGCTCATTGATACCGAAGAGTGACTGCTTGTCGCTCACCACTCCCCTACTATCAGCGTACACATGCACGACAAGACGATCCTTTAAATCGCCTTTACCCAAGCCAATAATATGGTTAACAACGTTATTATTGACTGTTGCGTCCACGTGGACGGTCGCGTAAAGGTTCGAAATAATCTGCTTGTCTACCGTGATAATGTAAAGTTTTTTAGCGTCTACATCATAATAGAAACCAAGACACCTATTAGCTTTGTCGCATAAGCGTTGCAAAGCCTCATATGCCGTACAATAGCGAGGTAACTGCAAAATTCCAATACTATTGGAATTTGAGCTTGGCAATACGCTAATAAAACTAGGCGCGTTCACATGCTTCAGCAAAACCTGTATACAAGTAGTGAGATTCTCTGAGAGAATATAATAATCGTCACCCTTTTCAGGTTCAACAATTTTGTTCCCGAACACTCCAGACCAGGAACGACCAGAATACACAGTCTCACCATCATTATCACGGATAGAATCGATAATGCCGCCGTATTCCGATTCGTTCACACACCACATATCACCAGGATTAACCATCACACTTTCAGGCAGAATATCGGTGAATGAGAGTTCGAAATCGTTCTCGGATTCTCCCACGGCAATATCAAAGGAAGCGTGAGACAAGACTGCCTTCACGCTCCCATCATTGTTCAGAATATGTACGACTACAGCCACGGTGCCCTGCCCTTCTGCTCCCACACGGTAATATCGAAATTAAAATTGTTATTCCATGCGACTTCACCGCCTGATAAAGGTAGAGGAGCGAAAATATCCATACCTTTATTGAAGTAGGCTTGCTGGAGAATATTCTCACGCTCACCGTCAGCACGAACAAGAGTCACTGTTTTCTCCAATGATTTCACTTCAATACGTTCACCAGACGCTATAGTCGCATCCACTGCATATGAGTTGCCAGCGATAGTGATACGAGGATTAGAGACTGGCCCAAAAATAGTTAAATCCAGACCAGAAGGCTGAGAACCCTGATTATTAAGCCTACCGATAATATTGTTACGTGTGTAATCGAAGTTGTAATCATGCGCATAATCAAGCCCTTCGCCTTGCATGATATCAATCACATACTCATGATTGGAGGGGCGTCTCCACACGCCCTCCACAAGCAACAGGGTGAGCGTCGTCTCATAAAATTGTGGCGTAATGGTTTGTGCTGCGTCTTTCACGATGAATACTTGAGCTTGCCAATCATTGACATGCAGAACACCTGGGGTATTCGATTCCACGTCCTTGTCAGCCAGTTCAAGGAATTCTTCAAGAATACTCGCACGAGTCGCTTTCAAAGCAAGATTCACAGTACGACTAGACCGACTACGAGCAGACAAAAACTTACCCTTCTGCTTATACGTCCACTCGCCAGACCTGAGTTCTGGAATCGTTTCCGCATATAAATGGTTTTCACCGTTTAATTCCACGGTTTTTAACTGTGAACCAGCCTCATACGTAATATGATTAACCAATTTTTTACACCACCTTAGAAACGATTCAACAGACGTCCACTTGCTGTATCCGGCGTATTATCCGCGATAATATCGCCAAGATTATTCAATAAAGCGCGCAACAGTACAACGAGTTCTTGAGTAGATTCCGCTTGACTGCGCATAGAATCATTATTGCCAGCAGAAGATTGAACCTGCATCATATACGACAATTGAGGATTCAACCGCGCATTCACATCATCAAACGAACCAGCCAACTGGTCGCCCATGCCAAGAACGTTATTCTGCACATTCTTGAATGAAGTTCTCAAACCTTCGTTCAAGCCTTGCATGATGGCGTTACCTGCAGGAATCAACAGCTTACGATCGTAGCTGATTGGACCCTTGTGGCTTTTAATCCAGTCGGCGATACCACCAACGAAACCTGTCACCTTCCCCCATGCGGCTTTCAAGCCGCCCAAGAGACCGTCCATAATCGCTTGACCTGCGTTGCTCAACCAGCTACCCGCGCCGGATACTGCGCCCATAACCGCGCTCTTAATACCGCTCACAATATTCGAGACAGTATTAATACCATTACGCAGCAGTCCTGTAATACCGTTCCAGATACTGGAAAAGACACTCCTCATCGCATTCCACGCGCCCTGCCAATCACCTTTAAGAGCAGCTGTCAACGCTTTCATAATGCCGATAAGCACATCACGAATAGTCGTAAAGACAATCTGAATTTGATTCCACATGCCTTGCGCAAACGCAACAACAGTATTCACCAATGCGTTCCACACCGTTGTGATAGCAGTCTTAATCGCATTCCAAATAGTCGTAGCTACATTAAGAATCATGGTCCACGCATTTTGCAGACCAGTCATCAACATATTCGCTAACGTTTGAACGGCGCTTACGAGCCCGTTCCATAATGCGGTAACACCCGTAACAATCGTCTGTACGATAGGTTGAAGAACACTCCAAATCGCATTCCAAATAGCAGAGAGAGTGTTACCGACCGCGTTGAACGCGGCAATAATCCCATTCCACACACCTTGGAGCCAGCCAGTGAACGCTTGCCAAGCGGTCTGCATAGCAGTAATAATCGGAGTAAAAATATTAACGAGTAGCTGCCATGCACCCTGCAGAAACGCGGAAACCATATTCCACGCGGCAATAATACCATCAATAAGACTCGTCCACCGAGACAATACAGCGGCGATAAACGCGAAGAAGAGCTCAGCCATCGCCTCAAACAATGGTTGAAGGAATGTCATAAGCACAGAGAACGCTTGCTGAATAGCGTTAATAGCAGGAGTGAAGAATGTGACAACCGCTTGCCACGCAACTTGTATCGCTTGCATTGTGGCATTCCACGCGGCAACCATACCAGCGCTCACCGCTTGGAAGAAGCTTACAAAACCCTGCCACACCTGCGACAACGCGGAACAAATCGACGAGAAGAAGCTGCTTATCGCATTCCACGCAGTTTGAAGCCAACTACCCGCCGTATTCCACGCGGATACAATAATATTACAGAAAGCCTGCCATGCAGCCTTACCCGTTTTCGTCTGTGTGAAGAAGAATGCGAGACCAGCAACAACCGCCGCAATAGCAGTAATAATAAGAACAAAAGGATTAATCGCCATAACCGCATTAAATGCCGTCTGGACAGCAGTCATAACTTTCGTACCGTTACTTAACGCGACTTGGACAGCTGTGAAAGCAGTAGCGCCAGTACGATAGGCGTCCATGCCAATCTTCACAGCCTTAACGACTGTATTATAGGTTTGCATGCCGGCTTTAGCTACGTTGAGCGCACTGTTGATGGCGTTGAACGCGCCGACTGCACCTACTAAACCAGCGGTGAGAGAGACGACGAGAGGATTACCAGCAGACAATGCAGTGAAGAAATCCTGTACCGGTGTAAGTATCGCGCTAGCAGTATTCACGAGCAATGTGAGCACCGTGATAAGCGCTTGAACACTTGTAGCGATTAACGGTGGTGGCGCAAGAGCGTTAAAGTTAAAGCCTTTGAAAATGCCTGACAAAATTGTGCCGAGATTCTCAAAAGCCTGACGTAACGGCTCGATCGCACCACTCTTATTAAGCTCAGTCCACAGTTGCGCGAGGTACTCTTTCACACCGGTAACCATGCTTGCCGCCGCGTCCCCCACCAGGTTAAACTGCGAACTAAAACCGTTAATCACTCCCGCAATCTGCGAAACACCGAATGCTTCAATAACCTTCTGCACTGCTTTAGCGATACGATTCTGCATATTCTGCATGGCTGTGCCAATACCCTGTGTAGAAGCCCTTGCTTGCTGCTCGAATGAGCCTAAACCATTCACACCCTGAGTGTTCAACTGTACGAGCGCATTATTAAAATCTTGGAAGCTAATCTTTCCTGACTTCATCGCCTCATACAAATCATTAGAATTATGGCCAGCACCAAGCAAAGCTACAGACAATTGATTCAACTGTCCTGGCATAGCGTCCATCATGGAACGCCAAGCCTGCATATCCACCTTACCTGCGGCAAGCATCTGCGTGTACTGTTGCATAGCATTCGACTGGACAACTGTAGATTTACCGCCAGCGAGCAACGCATTATTAAGAGCCAAGCTAATATTTGTCGCCTCATCAAGCGAAGATGTCAACGGAGCAAGTTGCGTAACCATGCCCGTTACATCGCTCATTGTTGTTGGCAAGCCGTCAAGATTCTTACTAATCTTCTTAATGCTCGCCGCCGCATCTTCAGCCTTATATCCCAAATTTTGCATGACAAGCGGGAAATTATTCATGGCGTCAGCACGACTGACAGCGCTTGTTACGCTGCCAGCAATCATATCGAAAGCTCGACTAGCAACTGTGGAGGCTACACCAATAATAGTGCCCTGTACCGCACCAAAGCCCTTAGAGAAACCGTCGCCAGCTTTCTTACCAGACTGGTTAGCCGCAGACGTAGCTTCACCACCGCTAAACGCAGACTTAATCGCCTTACCCACACCTTCCATCGAAGGAATAATAGGCACATAAGCCTTAGCTAACGCGATACCTTTAGCCATTAGTAACCTCCACTATTCACTTTTTAAGTTAGACCGAGACGCTCATTCAAAGCCTCAATACCCATAACCGCAATATCCACGCCCTCATGTGATTTCACCGAGATCCTCTCGCCAGACGGTTCACCCTGCATACTACCCGGGAAAGGTAACTGCAAAGGCTTATCCGGACGCTCATCCTCAACCGTATTAGCCCACTGAAAATTCAAAGCGATATTTGCAATCACAGTAAGCAACGTGTCCGTAAGCGAATACTCCAGCTGATTATGTTGAGCGATATAAATCTGCGAGCCCGCAGGTAGTTCAATCACAAGATAACCGATAAAAACGCTACCGTGTTCGGCTACGGTTTCAGCATTGAATTTCAGCCCGTACACCCTGTATAAGTCTGCGATAAGCGCGGACTTATAAAACGTATAACAGTATACGAGCCTTAAGAATTTGGGTTCAGCTGGTTCAAAACCTCATTCAAAATTTCACTCATGCGTTGAGTAGAAACGTAATCGTCAAGAGTAGCCAACTGCTTTACACGCTCATAAGAATCATCGGGGAACACAAGGTGGAGCACTCCAATCAAGGCTGAAACATCACCCTCCATAATTTTTGAAGAAGCTTCGATAAGACGAAAATCGTCAATCGCACGCTCATTCACTTTAATGTTCTCACCTTGTATACGCGCATACCCTTTCTCAGGCAGATAATCGTGAGGTTGAGGCTGTGCAGGGGCTTGCACTGGGGTATAAGCCTGTGCTTGAGACTGTACCTGTGCTTGTGGAGTAAATGTAGTCGGTTCCATAACCTAGAATCCTTTCATTTTATAGCTTGAAAAAGCTCCTTTACTTTTTTGCGAGAAGATTATTGGCTACACTCCTATCCGCTTTTCAAAATTTTCGAGAAGAAAGGAGTAAAAGACTCGAAAAAATGAAGGTGGATAGCCCTTTGAGAGAGAGAAGAGGGGAAGAATTGAGTGCAGCCAAGCCTATAAAATTAGTTGCCGGAAGATGGAGAAGCTACAGTATTAACCGTACCAGGATTCTTCTTTTTAAAATCGATGAATTCGCGCACTGTAGCACCGTCATACTCATCAAAAGGAGAAAGGGACACTGTTACACCATATGAGAGTGCTTCAGACGATGCCTGCTTATATTCACTTGTCTCATTCACCGTCATCTCAGGAATAACCATACGATGCTTCGCGCCATTAGTAAGAACAGCGTCAACAACCATCGAGAACTTCTCACCAGTAGGCATCTTATGATCAATCTGCAGTCCACCGTTAGCAGTCTCAATCACATTCTCGCTACCGAAACGAAGCTTAGCAGCATCAATATTGAGAACTTCCAGCATAGTGAATTCTGCTGTCTCAGAATACTTAGAAATCACAGAAGCAATAGTCGTTCCGCCCATATCTTCCAAAGTCTGAGTATCAGTATCCGTCTTCCACGTAATACCGTCAGTTGAAATATAACCAACGTTCTGGAATGCTTCGTTTAATTCATCGAAAGCACCCGTTGGCAATACTGTACCTGTAGGTGCGATGAAGACAACGCCTGTTGCCTTTGTTTTAGTAAATGCTGCGTTACTAGCTTTATTCTTTTTACGAGCCATAACAAATACCTCCTTAAATTAGGTATAAAAAGAGCCTCACACCCCTTAACGATGTGAAGCTATAATTTTTTCTTTTATGATTAACTATTCAATGTCATAAGCCCAGTCCACAGTGAGAACGAACGTAATCGTATACCGTGACTGTTTAGAATCAAGCAAAGGATTATTATAAACGCTCATAATATCCACGCTCAAGAATGGAAGAATATCATCGACAGATTGGCGTAACAGTCTAACGATATGGTAAGCGGTTTCTTCCGTCGATTTAAGCTTATCTGCATACACATCAACAGCGAAAACAGTATCCTTCGCATAATCATTGACACTTCCGCCCGTCTGCTCTACAACAATAAGCTTATTATTCTTACTATTCGTATTCACAGACTCGGGAACCATCCATGTTACCGTAAAACCAGTAGGCTTATGCTCGCGCAAATAATCCGTCAAGAGGGAATGCACAGTATCCATGCCTATGCGCCTCCTGCAGAAGTCGCGCGAAGCAATGTACGATAACGCGAATTATCATACGCGGCTTCACCATTATCCGCTCGAGCAGCGGCAACAGAACCGAAACGACTATCACGAGACGACGCAGAAGAATACTTTGCTTTCTTCCTCCCCCTCATCCGATTAGCATTATTCGCAATACGTTCAGCCTCAGAATCCAATAATGCGCGCACCTCAGGAGAACGCCTATACTCAGTAAAACCAGCATAATCGAGTCCCACGCGAATCTTACCACCCATAATCAATTCACCCTCCTTGCCAATACACGCACATACCAAATTGTAGGTGTTATATCGGTAAGCGCTGGATAAGGGTCGCCGAGCACTTGTACGATACGACCATCAGGAAGAGTAAAACGCGCATCACGCAGATTATGAAATTCCCATGTGCGAGGCATGTAGAGTTTCGTATCCGCATTCTGCGCGTATAAATCTCTCGTAGACGCGGTTTCCTGAACCGTTGGAGAAGCAACAAGAACATTATCTACAGCTTCAGGCTTACCGTATATAGTCTCCACATCACCTTCTGCAGTTTCAACATTCTGAGAGTATTGGAGTTGGATTGTAATTCCTCTCATACTAAAACTCCTATAGTTCAATATGACCAATATGTTGTTTACCCTGCCCAAGAAGCTTGAGCTCTCGAGGAAGAAGCCGTAACCCTCCCACAGGTTGACCAAAACCGAACGATTGACTAAAACCATCAACACTCATCGTTGTACTCGTCACACCATCAGGCACAGCAGTATTGCGTTCCTGCTCGAACACGCGTTGAACCATAGCAATGACAATATCCTTGCAGATACCTGGTTCAGCATCTTCTGCCTGTTTATATCGTGGAGCAGCTAGGCGCAACATACGACTGGCAGAATCCAGTAGTAGTTGCACCCGCTCCTGTTCAGAACTATCCAACGGGTAGACAGCTTCCAACTCATTGGTAGTCGCGAAAGATTTCGTCATAAGCTACCTCCCATCAAAAGTAGTTCATAGTCTTAAGCCGAAGGAGAAGATGCCTTAGGCTTCAATACTGCAAAACCCTTAGAATCGAGCACAGCGAAGTTCAATACGGCTTCAGTACGGTATGCGACCTGATTCATACGCTTCAAATCACCTGCACCATCTGGATCACCAAAAGCAATTTCTTCAGTAAACATTTCACGCGATAAACCCCACTTAATAAGGTCAAAATCACCCATGATTGCCAGAACTGGTTTTACAGTATTAGATACAGCCGCACGAATACCATCAACCTGCGCACCATCAGTCAAATTCAATGGAATTTCTGGATACATGCGAACGCCTGTAGAAGTACGCACTGCACGCAAATCACCAGCTTCCTGACGAGAAAGCGCAACACCATTAATTTCATAGTCAATAAGAGCTGCTGCAAGCTGGTCAAGGTGCTTTGCCGCATCCTTATCTGCTGTCACGCTAGTAGCACCCTCAGTAAGAGCAGTGACTCCTGCGAGAGAAGAATTATCCTTAGGGTTTTGACCGTTGAACACAATAGTGTCAAGTGCGCGACCGATAGCTTTTGCTTGGTCGGCAAGAATAGACTTGATAATCTGAGCCTGCGCATCCTCATCCGTCCACTTAAGCTGATTAGACACACGTGTAGTAGTCTGAACGGTGAGCTGTGTTGCCTTAACAGGCTTCACAATCTGCTCATATGCACTCTTATTAGCACCTTCACCAACAACTTCAGCTACTGCATTACCAGAAAAATAGTTATATTCCTTGGCAAGCATAGAAGAGGGTACTGCTGGGGATAATGCGGCAATAGCCGAAGCGCCCTGTACATCCTTAGCAATAGTGGTTACCACATCACTTGGAATAGCAATCTTTGTAGTATCAAGAACTGCCATAATATTTCCTTATTTCTCCTAGTTTTTATTGATTAATTGACGTGCCATCACATGCAAACCATCATCTTTAGGTTCACGTGATGGAGTTTTAGATTGATCACTAATAGGCAGACGAGGACGCTGTGAGTTCCACGCTAAAAGCTTCTTCACGTACTCTGTCATCGCTTCTTCATCACCATCAGGCAACAAATTAGCAGGCACTCCAGTTTCTTCTGAAACTTTTGACTTTATTTCCGCCATTTTTTGCGTAGCGTTAATCTCGTTAAGTTCCTTCTGTAATTTGTCTGCTTCATCGGCGCGCTTGATTAGCTCTTCATTCTGCTTTTTAAACTCTTCCAGTTGTTGAGCAGCTTCAAAGTTCTGCTTAGCACGTTTTTCCCATTCACGCGAATGCTTAAGCAGTTCATCATATTTCGCCTGCAAATCATCACCAACAGAAGAAATATCCTGTGGCGCTGATTGTTCAGCAGACTCAGTGTCTGTCTGTGGCTTAATTGGTTCTGGTTCTGCCATATTTATGACCTTTCCTATTTTATTGACCACTCTGCCATGCGGCTGAGCAAGACCATGCCCCGTAGCGGAGCATGGATTTACGAGCACCGTGAGCAAGATTCGAACTTGCGTAGCAACAATTGCGTCAGACTTTACAGTCTGAAGTCTTTAACCACTTGACTATCACGGAAAAGATTGATTAAATATAAGTAATGAGCCGTCGTTCATACCAGTAGGTAAGTTCCGCGGCTCATTTGATTCTTACAAGATTCTCCAAGCTGTCAATCATATAAATTTTTCGATTATGAAATTTAACAGTGATTGTTAGATAATGTTTAAGATCATCATCACTCATAGAATGAGTATTATCTGAATTATCAAATACAACCGCAGTCGCATCAATTTTCTTCGAAGCGTTACCAAGATGACTCTCAATCGTATTTCTTGTAGTCGCCTTGCTGAGTGTTTTTATCTCAATTCCGCCTACGAGATCAGCTTTACCAATACGTCGCCCATTAGCATCTTCTTTCCAATCCTGTTGAAAAATGCACTTTATACCATTTTTAGAAAGTCTCAGAGCAGTTAGCAATTCTTCATCTTTTACACGCTCACGAACAAATTCACTCTCATACTCAATAGTTGGTATTTTCCCTGTGTTGAGCCATTCGCGGTCTCGTGTACGCATCTCAGCAAGAATTTGATTACGCTTCCATACATTGTAACGAGGAATCTTACTGCCTGGAGGCTGCTCTAAAACCCAATGATGATAGCGATCACTGCTTGCATAATGTTCTACAGCATCACGACACTTAGCATACTGCTTATACAATGAGTCAGGATCATATCCAGGAATCGATTGTTCACCCCATGAGGGGATAATCAAACAATCATCATGTAAATGAAACTTACTCGAATCTCCCGCAGTATCCTCAGTATGATAAACAAAACCACGCGAGGCAATCATCACACACCATTCACACGTAATACCCTGCGGCACACGAGCATAGCGTACTTCACTAGGGTCTTTTTTAGCTGTGAAAAGTGTCGTTAATCGAGAAGTACGATGCGCTACATCATATGCGAGATTAACCCACTGCGAAGAATCATTATGATCGAATTGAGCAACCGCCCGACCCCACATATCATCGATAGTTAACCGCGCACGATTACGCCCCGTATACACCTGCTTCCACGTTAAACCATTAAAATCCGTGCGCGAATAACCATGCAACGCATCATATAAACCACGGTCAGCATGAACGATAAACTCCTTATAGTCATCAAGCTCTACATCCGATGCAAAAGACCATAATTCACGACTTGACGCGTAATATCGAGCAGCCTCCTCGCTCATCTGAGCAGCATAATCAGTTACAATATCACGATATAACTCATTATCCACCACGGAATCATCTGAACCAACAAGCTGAGTTACACGCTTCTTAAAAACATCATCAATCTCAGCAATAATCTTTTGATGCTTCCCGTATAAAGAATTTAATTCAGATTGCAAAGCCTCAGCTGTACCATCACGCGGTTGAAGAATCGAAGGAAGATTCATCTGATTCTTGTCGCTCATAAGAATTCTCCTCCTTATCCTCCGTTATCAAGCGTTTTTCTAAACTATCCACAGCCTGCTGCGCTCTCTGCTTGCGCTCATCACGCCTAATTTGAGCAACCTCATCAAGAGTTAAACCTGCTTTACGCAAACCCACAGTAGAATTCGCAAATACTGGATTCTGCGACGCTATCTTCGTGTAATAATCAGCACGCGCAGCATCACTCACCTCATGCGTCGGAGACCATACAGGTACAACACCCGTAAAATCTGGCACGGTAAGTAAACCGTCACGCGCTTGAATAGCCATAGCGAGCGCGTTTTTCAGCTGGCGTCCAAAAGCTATGTTTTGACGGTTGGCTGTTCGCGTAAGCCATGATTCGGATGCTGCAAGTGCTTCCTGGCTTGATGGGTTGCTTACTCTCATGCCGAGCGTTTCTGGTGTAAGGTCGGTGATTGCTGCAACTTGCATGACAAGCGTTTCAAGCATGTCACCATGTGGGCTCATGCTTGCTTGATTGACTTGCTGCATGGTTGGCACATTACCATCCTCATCCCTGCTAATACTGTTAATACTATTGACGGCGATTTTCCACGCATCTGTCGTCATAGCATCAGGATCAAGACCAAGAAACCATAATTGTGGATAGGAGTAGAATTCTGCAGTTGATTCCATGCGAACCATAGTGCGGAAAGCCACGTCAGTTAGCGCCATTAAAGCACGATTGATACGCGAGTGCCCGAATGGTCTATCCATTTGAGCATCATAAACGAAAGGAACAATCATGGGCTGAGGCATGTTCGTCACTATTGTCTCAGCAACCCAGTGATTATTTATCCGTGTGCACTCATAGTTCTTAAAAGGCATCCATACAGTAAAAGCAGTAATATCACCTTCATCATTGCATTCAGTAATCGTCATCGCTGCACTAATACGCCTATTCTTCCTATCCCACAAGGCGCTCGACCAATCAGCAGAGCGAGGCATCAACACCATACGCCCAGCCTCATCCGCGTAAATTGTCAAAAATGAGCAAGAATGTTTATACGCGCTCACAATCAATTGCGATACATCAACATCAAGCTGATTATCCTCAACAATCTTACTAATACCATAATCATCACTGTCTGAGACAACAAACCCTTCAAAAACGCTTTTATCCGCGAGAGCGCGCACACTCTTTTCTGCCCAACCAATAGTATTGACTGCCTGATTAGCGATTTGTGGAGGTATCGCTACACGTAGGTCACGAAAACGGTTACGCGCATCATAATAGGCACTGCGTAGCATGTTGCGTGGATACTTTTGTCGCCACAATTTGAATAGTTTGTTGATTATAGGATAGTCACCTTCGTTAATACCATTAATTTTTCCTATATTGCTCGTAGCAAGGTTAAGGATTTGATTATCAATGTTGAAAAACATAGTTAGTTTATCCTTTGCTTCCGTCCCGGACGACGCTTCGTTGTAGCAACACCTTCAAGAGCAAGAGTGACGGCGACAAGAGGACTAATGTCTACATCACTGCCTGACTTATTCCATGCTTGCATGCCATTTTGTCCAACGTTACGCAATATTGCGCCGCCTACTGCAATGTCAAGTGGTTGCTGGTCTTTCAGATGCGTTAATTTACGTTCAACAAGCATGCTTTGAAAACGCTCCACAGCTCGCCCCATGTCACGCAACGACGTTTGAGTCACCTTCACATGCGCTTTCGTAAGCTCTGGAACAAGCACCGTTGCTGGAGATTGATAGTCAATGACTACTACCGCAGTTTTACTCCACCTAGACGCTATCCAATCAACCGCCCACTGTGTACCTTCACGAGACGGATCACGATATTCGGCGAGTTCAACATGCGCTGTACCATCCTTATATCTCATGCATGCGCCAATACTAAAGGCTTTGCGGTTAGGACTCATATCCAATGCAAAACCTATCAAATCACCGCCATTCGGTCTTTCATCCACAGCTGACTGTCCCCACAAACTGGTGTCAATAGCATGCATCGAAATATGCTCATCCCACACTCCGAGAGCCTCACGGCGAAACGAATCATCAGACAATTGCCTGCGCATACGAAGGATAGCCGACTCCGACGTGCGGTGAGGATAAGAGGGATTTGCTTTCTTCCACTGGTTACGATCGTCAAGTTCGCAGTGTCTATCAGCACTGAATTCCACATAGAACGTGTCAGTGTCAACACCCTTGATAGCACCTAACCGCTTGCCAGTAAAAGCTTCACTAGGGTCATTAGGACGCGGAGGAGTTCCCATATAAATCGCCAAAGCATTCGGGGAAGCGTTCATAGACGGAATCATATTCTCCAACGCCGCCTCTGAAAGAATTTGCGCCTCATCAAAAACTTCCACGTCAACCGTATGCAATCCACGTCCAAAACCACGCTCGCGTGCACCAAACAAAATACGCGAGCCATTCATAAACTCTATAGCCTCTTGACCATTAGCACGACGAATATGCTTGACATATCCACGCAACGCAGCATTATCACAAATAGATGTAAGGTCTTTAAACGTTTCTGCAGAAGTGCGCGTATGATGAGCCGTCCAAAAAACGAGCAGTGGACGTTTACTCGTCACGCACATCAACAATACAATAAGTCCAATCGTAAAAGTCTTACCAACCTGTCGAGGAATGCTAATAACCGCGCCACCCACACCACACGCATATAAGCCATTCTTACGTTTACCAAGAAGAACAGTACCCAGCCCTTGCTGCCACAGGTCAAAAGTAAAGCCCAACCGTGTCGCAACTTGGTTGAGCCGAGGAAAATCTGAAGTAACGATACCATCAGGGATAATACAGTGCCTAGCCGCGTCAGATAATCGAGGAGTCAAAGCTACTTGACGATTCACTGTCATAACTCTCCTCCTCATTAATATCAACCGTAAGAGAATTCTTCCCCGCCGTGACAATATCATTCAATTGGCGTGAAACATTAATAAGCTCTCGAGTGATCCCCGCTAATGCTCCAGCTGGAGAATCAGGGGAAATCAAAGCCTTATGTAACACGCTACGCGCAAAGCGGAGCTCATCTTCCAAAGAATCATCCATCATGCGCTCAAACTCGTTCTTATCCAACTCAGCATTCACCGATTTAGAAACAGGAACAATAACCTTCTGTTTCTCCACACGTACCGAGTCAGCTTTCTTAGAATCTTTTTCAGCCTCTCGCGCAAACCTTTTCTTATTACGGTTATAATCCACGCGACAGCGTGCAGAACAAAACATTGGTTTACGCCCATGAGCGGAAGGCTTAAAGAAATTACTGCAATTTTTACACTGCAAAACAAAACCTCCCAACAGTTACGTATCGATTGTTACGAATTAAAAAACTAGAGGGATATTAGCCCTGTCGCCGTGGTGGCGTCCGGGCGTGTCGTGGGATACCCTACCCACGTTATCAGCACGCCATTATGCCTGATAATTTTTCATATTACCATTTACTTGCTCGCGTTAAACGCGGTCGAGTGATTTTCGATTGATATTTGCTTTTTATTTGTGCTCGCGCGTATGCGACTGTATGGTTGCTTCTCTGCCTGTTGCAGTAGCGGTGTGCGAGCCTGCAGTTATTAAAGTCGTAGGGGCTTCCGCCTCGTGATACAGGTATGAGTTCGTCTACTTCTGGTGCTCCTGGAAGCGTGGTGCCGTTGAGGGTTTTGTCTACGGGTTTGCCGCAGATGTGGCAGGTGTCGTAGGCGGCGAGGACTCGCGCTCGCAGTTTGTTTCTTCTGCTGCTGTTTGTGCGTCGGGGGTTAGGTTTAGTCATTATACATCCTCTCTACATGTAGCAAAAGTCTACAGCATGCTCGTTTTCTCTTTGTGATGCTGTATGGTTTGCCTGTGTGCGCTACTTCCATTTTCTCGTTTTTGAGATTTGTTTTCGGGCACTGTAATTGATTGGCTTGAGATTTGAGAGCATGTACAAAGTAAAGAGGCGAGCATCCCGTAGATATGAATATAGCCATTCGCGTACACGCATGACTACTGTACTTATTTAATCATGCAGTGGTTGTTGTTGTCAAGCATTGATTTGTGAAGATTTTGTGTGTGGACGGTTTTCTTTTTTATCGGTTACATCAGTGGTGTAACCGTTCTCAAGCATTGAAAATAAAGGCTTGTAGGCATGTTTTTTGTTGAGGTTACATCTAAAAGTACTTCTACCCTCTTTTTTATCTCAAGATTTTTTGAAAAGTGGTGTAACCGTGTAACCTACCTTAATGAAAGCCAGTATTTTCAAGGTGTTAGATAGGTTACACCAGTAGTGTAACCACGTGTAACTGGTGTAACCGTATTTTATATATTTTATGCTTTTGCGCGTATAAGAGGTTATCTATTTTTTTGAATATGGATAACCTTTTGTAGTTATTGCTTGTAGGTATAGTTAAAGGTGTCGAATTCGACACCTTTACTAGCAACACGCTTTTAGTATTGCATATCAAATGCAATACATGTATTGTTGTCTATGTAGTTAACTCTCGAGAGTAGACCTCCCACCATAAGGGAAGCGCCAAAATCGAGAGTTTTGCATATTTAGTATAAGTGAGAGATACAATGAACACAGCAATATTAGTTGATGGTGGTTATTATCGGAAACGGGTAGCTAGCACTTTTGGTATTGAGTCTCCGAAGGAAACAGCGGATAGATTATATAAGTACTGTTTTAGACATTTATATGAAAAAATTGACGGCAAAAATGTGCGCCATAATCTTTATAGAATTTTTTATTATGATTGTCACCCTATAGATAAAATTGTTTATCATCCCGCTACGCGTAAGCAGGTTGATCTTAGTAAGTCTGAGACAAAAGAGTGGGCTGAGGATTTTTATAATTGTCTTGCACATAAGCGTAAGGTGGCTTTACGCTTTGGTGAAATTAGCGATTCTAGTATTCATTATCGGATTAAAGATAAGGTTTTACGAAAACTTTTGAGGGGGACTGTTTCACTCGGTGAGGTGTCTGAGGAGGATTTTACTCTTGCGATGCAGCAAAAGGGTGTGGACATGCGTATTGGTTTAGATATTGCTTCATTGTCGTTTAAGCATCAAGTTGATAGTATTGTTCTTATTGCTGGTGATAGTGATTTTGTTCCTGCCGCTAAGCTTGCTAGGCGTGAAGGTATTGATTTTATTCTTGATGCTCTGGGTGGGAATATTCGTGACAATTTGTCTTTGCATATTGATGGGTTGCGTACTTGTGATGACAGTTTTAATGCAAAATGACAAGCATATAGTGGAGTAGTTATAAAAACTTGGTGTAATCTTTTTATTAATATATATTTAAGTGTTAGTCGTGTTAGTCTTTGATACGATTACACTTTGTATGTATTGGGCGAGTATGTTCTGGTAGTCGCCTAGTACTTGTTGCGTGACGTTGAGCTCTAAGCCTATGAGAATATTGTTGCCTTCGTAGATACGCTCGGCTTGTATGTAGTCGAAGATGTTGATGAGCCAGAGTGCTGTTTCTTTGCGTGTTTTACGTTCGTTTTTTAGATCGTGTCCTGTGTGTTCGTATTTGGCGTGGATGAGTTCGTGGGCGAGTGTACAGCGTTTTTGCCTGTCGTTGAGTGTTGAATCGAGAAGAATGTTGTGTGTGGCGTGGTCGTAGTAGCCGGTGTGTGCAGTATTGAGCGGTGTCTCAATGATAGTAATGTGTGCTTGTTCTGCGTAATTGTAGAGGTTTTCTAGTGTGGGTGTGTCCAAGTGTTTGTCCTCTTCGTTGCGTGTGGTTTTGACGGTTTTATAATACACCTTTTTTAGAACATTTGTTCGAATGTTTGTGTTGTGTTTTTTGAATATTTTATGACACATAAAAGTAATGACTCGAGCTCATTAAACTCGAGTCATTACTTTTTAACTATGTGGACTACTGTCTTTTCTTATATTTTCTTTTGTTCTTAAACATATGCCAACAGAGGAGACCGATTGGAATGCTGATGAGAAAAAGTGGAGGTGCGAGAAAGGATAATATTAACACGATTGCTTCTAATATGGTTAGGATTGTTAAAAGTGTTAAAAATACTATATATGCGGTTTTCTCCATAGGTTTTGTTTTAACAGTATTTTGCGTAGCACAGGCTTGTATTGAGGGTTTTATATTTGCTTTTACTTGATTAGTATTATGCGCGTATTCCCTTCGTGAATGAATTTTTCCTATTGGGCGTGATAGGTTATGTGGATCATTTTGTTCAATTGCTGTAATTCCGCGTTTTTTATCTACTTGTTTTTGGACGGCTAGTGTTGCTTTGCAGTCTGAGAGTGCGTTGTGAGCTACGTAATTGTGGTTGCATTCTTTTGCCGCTTCGGTGAGTTTATAGTAATCGGTATGGTGAAATAGTTGTCCATATTCTCGCATGGTGTCTGTGACTTTGTCGATGTCGAATTTAAGTCCAAGTACAGCAAGAAAAGCTAGGTCGAAAGGTGCGTTATAGATAACGATTTCTTGTGCTCTGTCGAAGATGTCTTGAAGTATAGTTAGGTCTTGGCGCGCAAATGGTTTATTTGCTACTTTCTTAGGTGTGATATGGTGGATTTTTTCAGCTTCTCGCCATGTTTTCTTTTTTTCTGGTTTGTAATAACGGTCGTGTAGTACGATGCCGTTGCCGTCGATAATGGAGATTTGGAGGAGCTCATCATATTCTGGGGCTAAGCCTGTTGTTTCTGTATCGACGACTATTCGAGTGATTGGGGTGGTAATTTCTTTGTCTTTTTTTGGTGGTGTGAGAGTGATTTCGTGCATGATTCGCCCGTAATCATCGAGTGGACGTATTTTAATGCGGATGTCAAATATGGAGCCGTCTTTCACATCTTCGAGAGCGCTGTATGCGTTGCTAATGTTAGGTGTGATGTCGAAGATGGGATTTCCTTTACTGTCGGAGAGTGTGATGCGCGGGTATTTTGCTCCATTACGTGGCGGTAAGGTGCTTTTGACGCATTTTTTACGTGTTCCAGCTACTTCTTTGTAGTCGTTTGTGAGATATTTTTTAGAGATGGTGAAATGGATTTTTCCACTACCAAGGTTCATGAAGTAATTATAGTTTGCCATTATTTTTAAGTCTTTCGCATCAAGCTTTTGCTTCTTTTGCTGTCATTTTTTAGGTTGTTTGCGATGTTTGTACTGTTTGAGTTGATGTAGTTATTATGCGCCGAAGTCGTCTAATTCTCGCTCAGATTCTTTATTAATATCCTCATTAGCAGCGAGGTCAAAGTCTTCGGAATAAGTATATTCGCGATTTTTGCTCATTTGGTTATATACTCGAGCGTTATTTACTAATTGGAATGCGCTGTCGAGTTTTAGCATGCTTGCAAGAATGTCTAGCTCATCTAGATTCCATGCTTTTAGTCCGCTTATGCGTAATCCTACATAACTTTTGGCACGTTTTAATTGTTCTGCAACATCATCATATGTTATTTGTTGCGATTGCAGTTCGTCATGTATGTATTTTGAAATTATCTCCGTTGTTTCTGTAGTTTCTGGGAGTTCATCTTTCCTTACCATATATTTAGTATACATTTGGGGCTTATATGTCATATAGAGACACGCCGAAACCTCATATGAGGTTGATTTAATTACATGCATGTAATATGATTCTACTAACAGCCTCATATGAGGTTTATATTTTTAGCCGAGAATCCTCATATGAGGTTTACCAAAAAGGAGGTGGAAATGAGTTCTCAGGATTATATAACGCAGGCAATTCGAGCAGAATTGGCGGCACGTGGTCTTACTAAGACTGGGTTAGCTGATTTTATGCAGATGGATAGAAGTTATTTGACGCGTAAGTTGTCTGGCTCAGTCCCTCTTAATACTCCAGAGCTGGATAAGATTTCACAATTTTTAGGAATACCTATGTGGAACTTATTCTCTCTTGCTGCTGAGCGTGAGGTGCGTGACAAGAAAGCTGGTGAATAAAATTGGCAACTTTACCTGGTTTTTCTTTGGGCTACTTGTCAAGTTTTATCCAGATTTTTATGCGTGGATATGTGAGGCAAGCATATTCCCATGACAGGGACAGGTTTCTTATAGATGAACTTTCTAAAGCTGGTGTTTTTCCTAATAGTACGCTTGAGCATCTTGCTAAGGTTCATGGTGAGGAAGAGCGTGAATGCGGGCGTTTTACTGATTACGATATTTTCGTTCTTTTCGCTCATGCAGCTGGATTCGACGATGCTATCCGTTCTTATGTGACGAAGCTATTAGAGGCAGAGACCGCTGATAATAGCAAAGTTCCCAATAAGCAACAAAATTTTTAGAAAGGACAAAATAATGAGTAACGAAAAGCTGAATGATGTTAATGTTATTAAGTTTCTCATGCGTCAACATGTGCGTAACTTTTTATGGGAGTACTATGGTTCCGCGTATGTTTTGAGCAAAAAGTTTAACATTTCTGCTGACAAGTTTACTACTGTTATTAATGAGAATGATGTGTCAGGTTTTACTGATGCTGAAATTTTCATGCTCTTTGGTCATATTACGAACCTTGATAGCGAGATCATTGCTCGCGCTAATAAACCTGTTGAAGAAGATGCCGAGACTGGCGTTGAAGAATCTCATGATGTGATTGAAGTTCATGTTGAAGAATCTGATGAGAACGGGAAGCTGGATAAGAGCGAGATTGTTCTACAAGCTAGAGAGCTTTCTGCTCGATTGTGGAACAAGAGTCTTTTGATAGGAGAAGTCGGCATTGCTGACACTCATGATGGTATCGATATCGGTAATGAGAGAGATGTTTATCTTGTTGAAGATGATGTTTCTAGCAATCGTGTGAAGCGTGCTGTGGAGATTTTTGTTCGTGCTTACTATGCGGGTGCTGCACAGCAAGCACGAGATTTGAACGGAATTTAGTAAGTAGAAAAATGCTGTTGAACATTTGTGATGTCAACAAAAGTCCAAGAGAGTACATTCGTCGTATTCACAGTAATAGTTTTACCGTACTTATCGGGGAATGATACTGTTTCTTGACTTTTACAGGCTTTTTCTAGCTCGTTCTGTAATTTTCCACAATCGTAATCATCTTCGAGTACATAGCGTTGAGGCTTGGTTTGATTAACGATCGTGAAATCGATTCGTATCCGCATTATTCACCTCCTTTCATGATTTTTTTACGATTCCAATTTTAGAACGGTTAAGGAGTAAATATGACTGAGATTATTGTCACTATTCTTTTCGGTATTCTCACGTTTTTTGTCGCACTTTTCCCTGTTTTCGTTGAACTGCATGTTATGTGGCGTGAATGGAAGAAGCGTGTGATAAAGCATTCCAAGCATGGCGAAAAGTTAAGGAATTGATAAATGCCCGCAAGGTAATGCGAGCATCGACCAATAAGGGAAATGAATATGAAAAACAATAGTAATACTACCACAATGAGCGACCGTGCACAGCAAACTCAGTTACAATTCGAACGCACAATCATACTGCTCGACACTATTCTCGTAAGTATCATGTGCATGAGCAGCTTCTTCTATCTCATGTTTGCGAATATGGGTAAGAATCCGCTTGTTAGTTTCTCGTTTTTGCTTGTGTATGTGGTGTCTTTGGTTGGTCTTGGTTTTTTGTCGTGGGATTTTATTCAAGACTTAACCGCTCATAGTAAGGAGCGGTCATGAGTCAACCTGTTCGTAAGTTGGTGAAGCTGAGTGAGGCTGCTCGCCAGTTGGATATGGATGTGCGCACAGTGAAGAGCTTAGCGGTTAAAGGTTATCTACGTTTACGTCAAATTGGGACTCGTTTCTGGGTTTCACAAAGGAGTATTGATGAATTCTGTGATGGGAAGGGTATGTGATGGCTGTTCGCGAGTTTATTGTTTCTGGTCAACCTGTTCCTAAGGCGCGTCCCCGCGTCTATGGGAAACGAGGGGTAACACCGAAGAAAACTATCGATGCTGAAACGCGGGTACGTGAAGCGTATTTAGCAGGTTATCCTAATTATCCAATTTTCGAAGGGAACGTTATTCTTCAATGTCGTTTCTTTTTGCAGGATAATCGCCGTGTAGACGTTGATAATTTGTTGAAGCTGGTGCAGGATGCGTTGAATGGTTTCGCTTTCAAGGATGATAGTCAGATTATACGGGTTATCGCGGCGAAGATTACTCCGTCAAGGCTTGTGGAAGGTGCGTCTGGTCGGCTTCGTAAACGGCGGGGTGAAGACCCGTTGACTGCGTCGCTTGATGGTGAACCGTATGATCCTCACACGCATGTGGTGGTGATATGTGATGATGCGGACAAGTAAACGTCTCCTCTTACCGAAGTGTGGTGTGTGTGGTGTGCTTGGTTCGCCGTGTGATATTGAGCAAGCATTGAAAATACTTGACGCACACAAAGAATTGCAGCCGTTGCATAAGAATCGCGTGCATGCGCTGCCATTACCTCAAGGTTCTTTCCACTTTTAAATATTATGAAAGGTTATAAATTATGGGTATTCAAGAAACTGTTAAGCCTGCTGAATCGATTTTAGAACGCGTGCAGGAAGTTGAAAATCTTGCTGATTTAACAGACGAGCAGAAAGACGAGCTCAGTAAGAAGAATTTGTTGATTCTTGAAGCAAAACGCATAGCACTCTTACAGTCGCGTATTGAGGAATGCCAGACCGAGATTGACCAGATTAAGCAGCGCATTCTTGATACGCATGAGCCTGGCTCGTATGAAGCTGATGAGCTGACTGTGCAAGTGCGTGAGGGTGCGAAGCGTCTTGATGCGAAGAAGTTCATGAATACTTTCCCAGCTTCGGATAAGCCTGAGTTTTATGAGTTGAAGCCAGCGTTAAACGTGATTAAAAAGCATATTGCGCCGACGGAGCTTGAGCAATATCAGACAACTTCTAAGCCGAGCGTGATAGTCAAATGAGCAGTGTTAAGGATATTTTGGCGGTTGCTTCTCAGCATGACAACCCTGTCTACAAGCAACAGATTGAAGAAGCTACGTTGTGGCCTGAGATTCAGCAGATTATCGTGAATAATATTAATTCCGCTCCACGTAGTTTGCAAAAGACTATCGGGCCTAGCGAACTTGGAACTGACTGTGTGCATTGCTTGGCGGCAAAGCTGGCCGGTTGGAAACAGAATAAATCTGCCGCATGGCTACCATTCATCGGTACGTGTGTGCATGAACACTTCGAACGCTTATTCTCTGAGCTAGCTAATGCTAAAGGTTTGGATTATAAGGTGGTCACGCGTGGCCCTGCTTACCCTCGTTTCGCGACAGAGAAGCGTGTAGAGGTGGCTACGTTGAATGCGTTGCGGGAGCCTATGCATGTGCATGGCAGTATCGACCTAGTGGATTTTGAGAATCATGCGACGATTGATTGGAAGATTGTCGGCTCAACCTCATTGAAGAATGCTAAGGCTAATGGGCCAAGTCAACGATACCGCGTGCAAGCGTCGCTTTATGGTATCGGTCTTGAAAATGAGGGTGTGAAAGTAGAGAAGAATTGTATCTATTTTCTTCCGCGTACTTCGATGAATTTGGGTGATATGTATGCGTGGGAGGCGCCTTTCGATCGTGAGCTTGGTGAGTGGGCGCTGTGGCGTGCACAGTGGATACTCCAGATTCTTGGGCTTATGGAGATTAATTATCACGATACTGCTATGCGTGACGCTTGGATTAGTAAGCTTCCCCGCTCCGAGAGTCATTGTTTTGACTGTTCCACTTGGCCGGATAGTGGGCTTGCCGCACAGTTCAATAATGGTGAGCGCGTAGAGGTTGATAGTGCTTTGCTTGCGCTGGTGGATTTGATTCCTGCGATTTTTGACCGTGACCAGTATCGGAAGGCTAATCAGCCTGTGCTTAAGCCAGAAGACTAAATAAAAAATCAAAATAATAGGAAAGGAGCATATATTATGTATGCGAATAATTATAATCAGCCACAGTATGGGCAACAGTCTCAGTCGGCACAGTCTCAGCCGGTGAAGTTGGCGTCTCTTGGTCAGCTCATGAATGGTGGAGGCGCGAAGAGCTTCTTCACCGGCGATAGTCAACCGGGTGCGGCGGTGGAAGGTGAGATTGTTTCTATTGAGGTTACGCAGGTTAACGTCTTCGGCACAAGCCAACCGGATCACTGGCAAGACGGCAAGCCTAAGCAACAGATTCATATTGTTTTGCAAACTCAGCTTCCACCGGTAGACCAAGATGATGATGGTCGTCGTAGCCTGTGGATTAAGGGTTGGGGTATTCATTTGAAGGCTTTGCGTGATGCGGCTAAGAAGGCTGGCGTGGATGAGCCGCATGTGGGTGACCGTATGAGCGCGAAGTTTGTGGGTTTGGGTGAGCGTGGTAAGGCTCCACAGCCGCCTAAAGTGTATGAGTATACGATTACGCCGGCTTCTCAAGCGGCAGTGTCTAATTTGATGACTGGTGGTGCTTCAGTATCTACATCTGCGCCAGTGTCTTCTACCCCTGTTCCTCAGGTACAGCCAGCAGCACCTGCATCTGCTATTCCTGCTGCAGCAGCATCGCAGCCTAACGTGAATGATATTAAAGCTTTGCTCAATATAGGTAAGAGTGAGGAAGAAGTCGCAGCGTTAATGAATACGTCTATTGCTGTCGTACACGCATTAGCGGGCGCTCCTCAAACGCCTGCTGTGGAGCAGGATAGCATCGCATTCTAACCCAGTTCCTTCTCACGATGGGTAGCGTTATGAAAACATGACGCTACCTACTCGCCTCCACCTCGTTTTTCCTGATTTTTTGTTGAAAGCATTGTTATGAAGCAAGAAGGCTTATATCATTTCACGCCAATCCCTGACGCTCCACAAATGGCAGACCGCGTCTACCGTGAACTGCAAGTAGTGGAATCATTAGGCTTACTCAACTCCGACTACTCATTCACCGACAGGTTGGGACGCACCGTGAGTATTCCCGTGAATATTCGTAAGAATAGTGTGAAGCCCATCACCGCTGAGGGCTACTGCAAAGCCGTCTGGGATTACAAGAACGGTGATATGCTGCTGGGGGAGGATGAGAAGACAATCTACGTGCGCGACGTAGACCGCTCAGGAAAAAACGAGCTATTACCTTCATGGCATGCGATTAGTAATTTAGAAAATGAGTATCATGTGCCAGGTAGGGAGACGTATACGCCGTGGAATGACCAGCTGCGTGTAGAGCTCAGTAAATGTAAAATGCGCGTGAGGCATGGTATTAAGTTCACTGACCGCGCCTTCCTCCGCTTCAATGGACAGGTGGTCGATATTGATATTTCGTCACCGTATTTTAATGAGCCTTTCGAAGTAACCATCGACGCATACTATGATGAAGATTTGGCTGAGCAAGCACAAACGTTTTTGTATGATGTAACCGAAGATGATAAGAGTGCCGCCAATCTTACGCGCATGTTCGCTACACCATTATTGGAGGAATACAAGCATTTAACGTATGTGCTTTACGGTGACGGTGGGAATGGTAAAGGTATTTTGTTGAATACGTTGGCTGCGTCTCTTCCAGGATTAACCGCGAGCGTTGACTCTCAAAAAATTTTAGGCGGTCGCCGTGGCAACGGTGGCTTCGACACACAACAAGAAACAGGTAAGCTCATTGGTGCGCTCTGGGCTTTCGACGAGGACGCGGATACGATTACGCCTGACCAGTTGACCGCGTTGAAGAAGATTTCTACTGGCGATAGTATGACTGCGCGCCGTATCCAAGAAAACGCGGTCAGCTTCACCCCACGTTGTACTTTCATTATCGCGACAAATAATCCTGTGATTACCACGATGTCGAATGCTGCGTTTCGTCGCTTTGTTTACATTCGTATGAAGGATAATCGTAAACCAGACGATTTTTTGAAGCTCTTGGAATTTCGTAAGGCTTTCGGTGTTGCTCCGTTTCTTATGGTGTCCTGTATGTTGTGGATGAGTGAGGGGGATAAACCATTCTATAACGTGAGTATTGGCGCTGCTTCTGATTTGAGTGAGGCTGAACAATGGCTCGTGGATATGATTTGCGAACAAGGTTATGCGATTTCACGCAATAACCCGTATCCTGTTACAGCGCGTGAGCATAAGAATGCGATAAGCAAACTCGGACTAAAAACAAGCGTAAAAAAGTTTGGGGGAGCCTCTCTCCGTGTGCTGATTGTCGCGGACGAAAACCGCTTTACACCGTACCGTGATGCATGGCAGAAAGACCAAGAACAATTAGAAGAAGACTCTAAGCCGGTAGATGTGCCTGAACCGTTAGACGAGATTATCACTGCTGACAGCGTGGGGTTTGATTGTGATTTCGTACCAGCGACCGCCGATAAGACGGCTTACCATTGGAAGCAACTTGCGGAAGACCCTGATACGGACACGTCTATTATTCCGGGTACCACTGCTTATGGTGTTGTGCCGCGCGAAGGCTATATCGTTCTTGATATGGATATGCCAAAAACTGAAGAGGAAGATCCTGGTTGGCAATCCTTGCAACTATCGGTTGGACGTTATGGTTCGCTTAACTTCCCGAAGACATATCTTGTGCAAACACCATCAGGTGGCATACACGCCTACTATAAGCTCCCCGCTGAACTTACAGGGAATGTGAAGAATCGCGTGATGGTCGGCGGATACCATATAGACCTGCGTGTAGACGGTAAAGGCTACGTGATTGGTGCTGGGTCACAAACTCATGCTGGAACGTACTCTGTGTGTGACGTGCCTAATGGTGACAGTATTCCTGAGTTAAGTCTTGCTTTAATACGTTGGCTCGACCAAATGGATTGCATCAGTAAACCTCACGCACAGCAAGCGTATTCTCCCACTCCTGTGAATACTGCGAGCGCGTTGACCACTACATCTGATTCTCCTTTAGCGCAACTCTTGCAACGAGCCAACAATTACGGTGGTGATGATTCTGAGCCGCCTGTAGATATGAGCGCCGTTCCGAAAGGTTCAAGAAACCAAGTCTTGCATGATTGGGCTTACGGGCGAGTGGTGAACCATCCTGAGAATATGGAACGTATTTACAGTGATTTATGCGAGCGCGCAAGAAAGTCAGGCTTACCAGAGTGTGAAGTGATTGCTATGTGGAAGAGTATTTGCAGGCAGGTAGGAATCTAAACGCATATGACGGTCAATGAGAATAATGATTTTGCGCCCTGGGTACAGCAGATTACAAGTAAACCAAAAATCAGTAGACTATACGCCACCTATTGTATGTGTGGGCAGCCGATTATCGAATGGCGTGGAAAACCAGTCTGGAGCATTTATGATCAAAAACTTATCCACGGTGAAGACGATTTAACAGTCATGATTATTCTCAACCGTGCGTGGACGTTGACCAGCGTGCAGGTAGATGGTAATCCAGGTTTCCCTAGTTTGCGTACTGCTGTGTCCACCATGTTGAAGAGGGACTTGTATTATTTGCCGTTGCATTTTTGTAAGAAGGTGAATCCAAATAGTGTGCCAGCAGACTTTACTTTCCCTGTTAAGAAAGTGGAGACAGCGGATGATGTGTTCGCTTATTTACCTAAGTCGACTGAGGCTGAGTTAGAAGAATTTAAACGATTATGGTATCCAGCAGACTATAAGGAGGATGCATGGAAACTTTTCTGAACGAGCACGAGCTCCACGAATTCATACTCACTGTATCCACCTGGGAGGGAAGGCTCCATGTATTGGATTTGTTGGCGAAGCGTGAAGCTCGCTTAATGAATAATAGTGTGCATGTGCATGCGTCTATGGTGGATGCACCTCTCGATTTTGATAAGACAGAATTGTATGAGGAGTGTAGGCTGATTTTAGCGAATATGGCCACGAAACTCACGTCACATCATAACGCGCATATAGGTGAATGCGCTAGTATTATTCTGCGTTGTGTAGCTAAGTTGAATACGCTTCCTGAATTTCCTACTCTCTATGCGAGGTTTACGTTAGCGGATAAGAAGCTTGAGAAAGCGTTAACCAAACCTGAAGAGCGTAAACTAGCAGGCTACTGCGTATACTGCAATAAGCCGTTATTCACTTCTGAGAGTCGGAAGGAGCAGGACTGCTCCTACTGTGGAACGGTTAATGATATTGCTACTGTAAGAGCTGAATTACAGAATTCACGTAGCTATCTGTTGCGTGAGAAAACCGTAAGAGGTACGTTAAAGCAGATAACGAATATGGTGAATATGGTGAATCGGAATACGTATTCCTTCTACCAGGTACGCAGGTTCTTAAAGTCGAGGAAGATTCTTGGAGAGAAGATTAATTCTACGGAATGGATCGTAGCAGCGAAAACACTCCATCTCGATTAAAAATTTTAGCCCGCCACTTTTTAGCGCTAAAAATGGTGGGCTTTAGAATCTTCAGATTTGAGCATACCAAGTAGAGGCTAAGAAGACTACTCTTACCACACTATTATAAGAGTAACGGTAACAATTCTACCTGCCTGTCAGCAGGTAACTGACTAATAATCTGCGCCTGCTTCATCTTATCTAACGCTTTAAGAATACTCACCTGCTGTTCAACAGGTAGTTTTTCAAGCACGCTTACAAGACTATCTGTCTCACTGTTATCTTTCGCTTTGCTTATTGTTGTTGCTTGTGCGTTGAGTTTTTCTGCGGTTTGCGAGCGCTGCTGTTGGCTAATCTGCTGATACACTGTCACTGTCTTAATATCCGCATGCCCAGCCACCTCCATAAGTTGAGCAAGCGATGCTCCCGCTTCTCCCCAATGAGTTAACGCGGTATGACGTAAATCGTGAAAATGCATGCCAGCAAGCCTAGGCACATGCTTTAACGCTTTATACCAGTTCACACGCAACTGTTGCGGAGCCAGCAAACCACGATTTCTAGGCGAGACGATAAGTAGCGCGTCATCTTGTTCTTCGACGAACCGTGCGATATGGGTTTTCAAAATCGATTCTAACCATTCAGGGTATGGCACTTTGCGTATACTATTCACGCTTTTAGGCGCTCCAACAATCAGCTTACGTTTCTGGCCAATCTCATTAATCTGTTTCACCGACTTATCAACGTTCACGCGCTGATAGTCAAAGTCGATATCCTTACGTGTCAGAGCGCAGACTTCTCCTTCACGCAAACCACACACACCAGCAAGATAAATAGAAATAGCAAGATAATCAGGCATGTGTGCTGCTAAGATTTTGAGCTCATCATAATCGGCAACCATACTCTCATGCTTTTTACGCGGCTTGACCGTTTTAATCATGCACGGCGAAGACACTATGAGAGTCCTACCCGTATCATCAAGCGGCGTCTCCGCCGCATGCTTAAAAATAGAGCTCAAAAAAGTATAAATATTATAGCGTTGCGACCTACCGTTACCCGCCTTGTCAACGCCGAAGTTTTCCCACCATTGTTGAATATCGTACGGCTTGATAGCTCGCATGTCCCTCGAACCGAATGTCGGGTAAAGATCACGATGGAGCCATTCTTTATGCCTTGCAATAGTTGTCGGCGCAAGCATACTTCCATCGGCTTTACGATGTTCAACAATATATTGCTCGGCGTATTCTTTGAAAGTAATCGTTGCCGAGATAATATTCTTCTTCTTAAAACGTAGCGGCGGTTCCCACATGCCGTTTTTAATATCTTTTTCGGCTTGAGCTAGCCACACTTCTAGGTCTGCACGATAGGCTGCTCTCACGGTCTTTGTGATACGCGCAGGAAGAAGGGGATTTTCTTGCGCCGCTTCTACTGGTGTAGGGTACGACGCTTCCAAGTAGTCGTTGCCGTATTTTTTGACTTTGCGTATATTGCCGAACCTGCGCATAATTCACTCTCACTTCAGGTCTCTCATAGGGGAAGAAAATGGGGGTAATCTTTTCCCCTATCTTTTCCCCTATCTCACATGCTCTATTATGCTTTCATATGCTCTCTTATGCAACTAACAGGAAAGAAGTAAAACAGTCTAGAAACGTTGAAAACATGCGCCTACCGGCAAAAAATAAGGGTTTCAGAATTTTCTCCTGAAACCCCTACGCGGATGATAAGGGA